TGCCGGGTAATTTCCAATCAGTAGATGTATCCAAAGTAACTCCACTCCAAGATGGGGATGTATTAAGAGTTGTTAGCGTCCATGATGGAGAAGTGTTAAGGGTAACCAAGGTCTTGGCCATTAATTACCTCTCAATATCTGCAAACCCTTATCGTAGTCTGCTTGTAATTTTGCTTGTTGAGATACAATGTTTGCAAATTTTTGTGCGTTGTTTTGCAAGTTCTGTACATAAGTTTGAACTTCAGAGTTTACTTGCGCTGTATACTTATTTATTTCCGTTGAAAACTTTTGAATTATATCATCATTGTTTTGCATCGCTGCCTGTAATGTTTGTGCTGCATTTTGCAATGCTAGGGCTTGGTCTTGTGACTTGTTAAACTTATCTACGTCTGTTGCTTGAGCTGCTTCTTGTTGTGCGTCCGCTGCATCTAGCTGGGCTTGTCTTAGTGCTTTTTGTAGGTCGCTATTATGCTTTGCTAACTCAGCTTGCACATTTGCTTGATACCTTGCGTTTTCTTTATTGAACTCATTTAATTCGTTTTGAATATCTATTTGATATGCACGCAGCAATTCCTGTTGTTTTTGAAGAGATATACTAGCCATCTCTACGTCTTCACTATTTACAAAATCATCAAAACCTAAATTTGCTTCTGTTCCAGCAGAGCTATCAGAACTAGATAAAGTTCCAAAGTCAACAGTGCTTGTTGGTTTTGAATATGTCGGAACATCACCGCTTATGTCGGCTTTAGATACAGTAGCAACAGTAATTGCACCTACTGCTGTGCTTGAAGCATCTGAATTAGCAGCGTTTGAATAACTGATTGTACTAATACTAGGAGCGCTAGGTGCGGATGCCGATATACTAAAATCTCCCTCAACTAATCCAGAAAGGTTTTGTTGTAATGCTTTGATTGCACCATACAACGTCACTAGATATTCATACTCATCTGGAAAGTTTGTAATCGTTGATAGAACACTAGCATCCAACGGAGAAGATTGACTGTACGTTGGCACAGAAACCATCAACCCACTACCGTTTGGAAATATATTTATCTTACCATCTTGTATGTAGTAAGCAGGGTCAGATGTTGTAGCGTGTTCCATATCAGAAGAGTCTTGTATCCTGCCTCTTTTATAAGCAGGAACCTGTCTGCAAGGCTGGTCAATAGTACCGTCATTTCTCAGTACATAAAGTATCTTGTGCCCTTCGGATGTTGTAGTTCCATCCGTTACCGGTGTTTCTTCTGCCACTCTTTCCATAACATTGCGAGGCATTGAGTTTATTACTTCGTTTGCCCCTTCTGTTATGAATTGGTCTAAAGCAGCCTCGTCACTAAATGAGCCAACTAAGTCTTGTATTTGTGCACTAAATGTTGCCATCTAATACTCCACCTTTTGATTTAATGTCGTCACCTATCGTTGTCTCCGTAAAGTTTATTTGGTCTTTACGAATAGCGGTTGCAAAGTTTGTGTCCCTAACAATAACATTAGGGGTGTACATAGGTTGGCTTGCACGTAGGCCACATGACCTACAATAAAACCAACCACCTTCATTATCAGCTTTACAATGCTGACATTTCACTAAGCACCACCGACAACCAATGTCATAATTCTATCACCAGCTAATGTAGCGTGTGTAATAGAGATTACAGCATTATTTGTAGAATCCAATGATGCTACATAATCTTTTATATCGCGAGCCATAGTTCCAGCATCGCCAGTTTCATCTCCGGGATTACCGGGATGAATAAAAACTTTTACTTTTACATTTCCATATGCAGCCATATTGTTCCTCTTTTAATTTTAATTCTTTGGATATTCGGGGCTAACCCTTTGTACGATTAGCCCCACAGAAATCCAATCTGTTACCCTTATGATTTCAGGTTATGAAGTAGTAATTGCGTCATCAATACCGGACATAGCTTCTGCTACGTACTCACCACCGGTGAACATTATATTAATGTAATCACCTTTTTGTGCTGAAGTACCAACAATCACATTAGATACCTGAGTACCCGCTGTTGAGTTGGAGGCATTTCCGCCCGGGTCTTTCATTACCATGCTAATGATTGCACTACCAGCAGCGATTGTAATAGCGCCAGTTGGTGTCTCTTCTTCTACAATAAACTTGTAGTGACATCCATCAACGCCAGTTGATGCTGTTGGGAGTGTAATTTCATACGCACCACCAGCAGAACTGAGCATGAAAACTTTTCCACTATCAGCTTCTACTAATGTACGTGCTACGGTAATCGGTTCTACCTTATGTAGAAATCCGCCTTTACCACTATTCTTTTCTCTGGTTGCAGCTCTCATTATTCATTACCTCCTAGATTAAGGTGCTGTGTAAGCAGATTCAAAGTTAAACAAAGCGTGTGCTTCAGGAAGAGAAACTTCAAGACCGGCCTCTGTAAGAACCATGTCTTTGCGTAAGTCTTCATCTGCACTTTGTACGTTTGTCATAATATGAGTGTCTCTGTTTACGCCATTACCAACTAGAGGTCTGTAAGCTACTTGGTCAAGGTCAACAAGACACATGAATCCAGCAGCAAAGCCTCTGAATAATGGTTCTTTTACAAGAGTAAGGTCGCCATGAATGGTTTCAACTTTCATTACCTTGTGACCATATACTCCTCTTTCCTGCGCCATCAATGGATGTGCAGCAGAGTATGCACTAGATAGGAATGTTGAAGAACTTGCCAGTTTGTTAAAGAACGTAATAACTGGTAGCGAGCAAAGAGCTAACTTTGCACCTGAACCACCGCGAGCGGGGTCAAATACAACTTCTAAGTCTGCAAGTAATGCGTCATAGGTAAATTGTGCATCAGAACGTGTTGAGAAGTATCCTTTGTCTTCAGTGTAAGATAACTGTGCGTTGTCTTTTACTTGAGACTGTGAATTTTTCACAATACTACCAACGATACCATCTGAATATCCGATACCATTAACACTACCACCTTGACCGAAAAGCATTGCTCTTTCGATATCTACTTTGTGCTCTCTTAATTTAAGATTCCAAATTCTATCGAACTCACTTGCGTATCCTCTGTAAACGGTAGCTCTTGCAGAATTAGTTAATTCACAAGAGGTCTTGAATATCTGAGTGTATCCAATACCGTTGTCGAGTTCACGAGAGAATGAGTCAGGAGAACCTGAACCTTCTTCAAAAGCACTACCAATAACAGTACACTTCGTTTGGTCAGCAGCTGCTGTTGTCGAGCCAGTTGCTGCAGAAATTGTGCGACCTGTAAAGGTTGTTGCACTGCCAGTGTCTACTGGAGAGCTTTCAATACGTACAATAGCTGTTTCAGGCTCATTGGTTGATGCGTTTGTTTCACCAACAGCAAATACCATACCTTTAATTAGGAAGTCTACTGACGCTTCGCCATCTGTTTCTACCGTGTAAGTAAGTGTACTTCCAGCAGCAGGAACAGTGTGAGCAGCTGCAAGCTGGAAACTTCTATCAGTCATATCAATCTTGTTTCTGTCTTTCAGCCACCTAAACTGTGGGTCGTCCGTTGGAACTTTGGCTACCTTGGATAAGTAAACAAAAAATGGTGATTCTTCTGGAGCGAGGTCTGCTACTCTATCACTAAAGTTAAACAGTCGTCTCGAAGGAATCGTACTGTCGATTACCGCACCGGGGTCTCCAACCTTCAACGGATGAGGATTATTATATGCCATTATATAATTCCTTCCATTTGTTAGTTAATTAAAGTACGCTATTCCGACTTCCCGCTTTTACGATACCATCCCAAATTTTACTTTCTTCAGTCTTGGGAGAGCTAGGTGCTCCACCTTGAAGAACGCCAGCCGTTCTTGGCTGTTCTTGAGCTTGTCGTACAGCTTGAGCAGTCTCTGGGCCGTTTCCTTTATTCTTAACGTCCCGAAATAGCTTCACCAGATTTGATAACCCAACAGACTCTTTTGGTTGTGTAACAAAGCCCATAAACTCTTTGACATCAGTGTCAGAAAATTTGTAGGTATTACGTAACTCATTAACAGTATTGTTGTATGTTATCTCCTCTTGCATTTGTTGCTTTTGTTGCGCCATCGCATTGTCTACTACATCTTTGGCAAGCTGCATCTCTTGATTTAGCCTGAACTTGAAAGATGGTGACTCTGGATTATAATACGCATCCCAAGGGTTAAAATCTTCCGCTTTTAAACCGGGTTGATTGTTTTGCTGAGGTTCTGCGGGACGATTCATATTTTCTTGTAAGACGTTCACTAAATCAGGTCTGTTTTCTAAAAGCTCACCAAGTGGCTCTAGTCTACGAAGCTTATCAATTTCAGCTTGTGACTTATCGTACATTGACTGAAACTTCTTTGCTTCTACTTCCCATTCATTTAGAGGAACCGTTTCGCTTTCAACGCTTTGCTCTGGAGCAGAATAATCCACTTCGTCAACTGCGTCAACTTGTGGTTGTGCTTCTGCAACATTTGCTTCAGTATCGTAAGCGGCGTTGGTCTCTTCTCTTACTTCTGCTATGATGTCGTTACCTTGATTTGCTAAACCATCAGCGGTTTGCATGGCCTCTGTCTGTGTATTGTCCATTGTATCTCCTTAATAGATGTCTCTACGCTTCTGGAGCAGAACTAGCGTCTTTTCTAACATTTGCTAATTTCTCCGCTTCGAGCTTCACCTTTGTTTGTAGATTGTTTAATTGAACTCTCCTATCAGCTTTGGCGTCTGAAGCGATATCTTGTAGTCGAGATTTAAATTTCTCAACCTCGACACGTTTTCTATCGCTAACAGACTCCCTTTGGGCAGTCTGGAGGTCACCCTCCAAATTCTTTATTTGTTCTTCCATTGCCTGTATCTGTCTTTGCATCAATGCTCTTTCTTCAGTACGGCGCATAATACCTTCCTTATCAAATATCTCTGGGTTCTTTTTAAGCACTTCTTGCTTATCTACGATACCCATACGGAACGCTTCCATATAGACACCGAGCTCAGCCCATTTGTTTGTTGGCAATGTAGAACCGGGTTCAATGCGAATATCATGCTGAGCTAAGTTATGTCTTTCTTTCTTAATGTCAAGAATAGTACCAACATTATCATCGTACATATTGACTGTAGCTTCTGTTATATCGTTATTCGCACTGATTAGTCTAAAAATCTTTTTGTATGTGTAATGTCCTTTGGACAAATTGTACAACACCTGACCAAGACGATTGATACTAAACTCAATATCTCTGAGTTTTGACTTTGGTCTTTCTGTTCCAAGTGCAATCATACGCTCTGTACCGGCAACGGTCTCAGGTGCTTTATCAGAAAATCCGTGCATCATCTCCGGTAGTCCAAACGTAAAGTCTATATAAAACTCACACTGCTGTATCAATCTGTAAAACTCAGAGGCTAATGGTTGGGGAGCAGGAAAGTGTGGCTCGCCTTGCGTAGAGTCAACTTCTATTACTGCATTAGGATTAGCCCAGTCTCTCTCTAACTGGCCAATATCCTCAACACTACCTAGTGGAACTAATAGTTTGAGTCCACCAGACGCTTGAGCATGGGAAACAGCAAGTGACCAAAGTTTATTAAGAAGACGTTGCATTGGTCTAGCACGGGATACATCTGACTTTGG